TTCAACTTATCACCTTCCCGTTAAAACAATTAATTTAATGTAATATCTTTAATTATTTCTTCAACTATTTCGTCACTATTCCATTCTTCAGTATCAAATGCATTGATATGTAAAATAGTATTAAAAAATGATTGTGTATATGTTTGATTAATCTTACTTACCATATCAACATTCACGTAATCATCTCCACGTTGCTCAATACGTTGCTGAATTATATGATCATCTGCAAATAAATAATATACTTTTGCTTTTTGTTTAATTATTTCTTCAATTTGTGTCCTTTGTTCATCAGTAAGTATAGCAAAGTCTTCATATAGAGTTGCATATACGTAATTACTGTAAATAAACCTATCAACGATGACATTCTCCAATTCTGAATACTCTTTGAACTTGTTAAATAATTCTTCATTAGTACATTGTGAATGTTCAAAGGAAGATCCTTTAACTACTGGAATATTTAATTTCTTACTTAATTTTTCTGCAATTGTTGTTTTAAAGCAGCATTCATTACCCTCAAGAATTATCAACCTTTTACCCCTCCTGTGTAAATTTTCTTTATTAGACTTACTAAAAATTCTTTTGGCACTGTATATGTATTATCTGTATTTTTATAATGACCTACAAAAACATTTAATAAATCTTCATGTATATCAAAATGCAATTCTTCTACGCTATCAATATGTATAGGTTCTAAATCCTTAAATTCTACTATACTAAAAACTCCATTTTCATCTAAAATATCTGTTTGTTGAGTTAAATAATTAACTTTACCAATCACAACTTTTTTATCCTCAAACATAACTTGATTATTAGTGAAAATGTACTCCATGTATTGCTTATCTTCCGTAGTTAGTTTATTTACCTCAGAAGATTTGAGAGGTAACACATCTCCATCATCACATTCAACATCAAATTCGAAATTGTTAAACGTTGATTTCCTTATTAGTATACCTCTATTGCCCACTCTCATCGGTAAGTCACGGGCTACTTTTTCATTTATAATTACAACAGTCCCAATAGAAAACTCATCCATTATGTTCATCTCCTTAATTCAATATTTCAACAAGTAAAGTTTGTTTCCCTAAGTTTCTAGCTGTATTTACATCATTAACAAAAACATCAATATGACCATCTGCAATCGCTCCACCACGATCCTCAACTACTCTAGTTCCAATACCTTCTATGTAAACTTTAGTGCCAAATGGAATTGACTCAGGAGATGCTATAGTTCTTCCTGCGGTTGCTTTTGTTCCTGATGCAGTAATTCCATACCCATTATCTCCTGCCTTCTTTTGAGTTGATTCATAGCCATTTGTATAGTATGTAATGGTATAATACCTCTTTCTCATCTCCTCTCTTACTGCGATTTCTTTTTTAATTCATCAATCTCATTCTTAATCTGATTTAATTGGGTGTTCAGATCATTAATTTCTGTGTTCTTAGAGTTGATTTCATTTGATTTCTGATTGATCAATTGCTTATTTTTTGATATATTTTCTTTAAATTGTTTAATTAATTTCAATTGACTGTTGATGGTGGATTCATATTTTTTTATATCCTTTGAATACTCATTTCCTGTGATGGCATTCGAAAGAATCAAAGTAGCAATTATGCTGGTAAATACAAGTTGCTTTGGATTCTTCATAAGCTGTAACCTTCGTGCCAAGAAGGAATTCAACACCTCTTTTCTATTAGCTTGTAACCTTATTTTATATCAAATTATTTATTTTTGCAATACCTTTTATGTAAATTTTTAAAATATTTAAGCAGGTAATTCAAGATACACATCTTTCTTTTCTGCCCATGTTGTTTCTGTGGTCTCTAAATCTACTACGACTGGAACTTTCATCCAATCAACATCTTCCATAATCTGTTTAATATATGGAAAAATCCATTCTTCACCCTTATATACTGAAAACTGCAATTCGTCATGGATATTAGCAAAGAATTTAGTTTTGCAATTGTTTTCTTTTAAAAACTCGCCAATTCTTACAATATAATCTTTTAACATATCCGCACAAGATCCTTGTACAAGATAGTTTCCTACCTTATATGCTTTATCTGTGTTGGTTAAATAATATACCCTTCCATACATATTTGTAGCATAGTGATTTTTTTGTACCTTTTTACTTACCATCTTTTGATAATAAGATACTTCAGGGAATGTATTTGACCAGCCGGAAACTAACGCATTTGCTATTTCCATTGATACCTCAAGTGCTTCAGATGCTTTAGCAGCACCTCCACCATAGTTCCTCATGAAATTAAACATCTTCCCTATATATCTCCAAAACTTCTTAAATGATTTTTCATCAACTGGAGATTCACTATCATGGGAATAATGTTTATATTTATCATCGCATTTATAGGATAATGCCATTAATGTGTTATGACTTGTTTCACTATGTACGTCAGTAGGAACCCAAGGTGTACCATCTTCCATCAACCAAACAGAATCACCATTTTCCTGTTTCTCTCTCCACTTTAAACGATCTTTCATTGTGTCAAATTTATATTCTTCACCAGTTAAGTAATGATGGCATTTATAAGGCATATAAGCACGACAAAGGTTAACGTCAGGTCTACCAAGTAACATTGTATAGTTAGCTTGTGCTCTTAATTCAATTTGGGAAAGGTCAAAATAAGCTATTTTACCATACTCTCCACCTTCAACAATGAATGCTCGTCTAGGTGAGAATATTTCCATTTCAACAGGAGCTTTACCTTCTCCATGTTCTTTTTCATAGGATTCCCCTTCTTCAGTCAAAATCCTTTCTTTAGGGAATTGTTGTGCGTCTGATCCTAACCTTCCTGAAACAGTATTAAACTGTCCGTATTGTGTATAAAATTTTCCATCAAATTCAGCTACTTCCATAATCCTTGAGATATATGTTGATTGCCATTTTTCCAATCGTCTTAGTCTTGTAATTAATTGTGAAACACGATTATCTTTATGTTTCTTAAGAAAAGATTTATCCGTTGATTTCGGCCTTTCACCTAATGTTTTTTCAAAGTAATCAGTGATAATTTTTTCTTGCGAAACAGTAAAATAATCTCCAACAATTCCCCACAAATCTTCATACAATTTTTGAATTTCCGAATCACATTTATCAAAACATTCGTTAAGGTATCCCATATTAACTTTCATACCTGTACGTTCCATTTTCAACAAATTAATTATTACCTTATTTTCTTTTTCAAATAATTGTTTTTGATTCCTTTTTAAGACAACAGGATAGAATTTTTCGACTACTTCAAGGGTATAAATACCATCACCGTGGACATACTCAGTCATAATATTGCGATCAACTTCTGAATAGTTAGCAAAAGGATGTTCTTCCATCCAATTAAAGTACAATTGCTCAATTTCTTTAGGAACTTCAACCCATCTTTGTTTGCGTTCCTTTGTAAACATATCCATGTCATTGCGTTTTTTAACTTTATAAACTTCTTTTATCTTACCTAATCCCCATCCTTTATAGGGTTTAAGCAATTCCTTTAGTATATTTCTTTTTTCATCATTAATTCTACGTAATTCTTTTTTAACTTCTTTTTCAAATTCCGCTGCTCTTGGATCAATGTATTTCTCTGATATCTTCTTTAGACCTAATACATCTCCTCCATCCCTAGCTGAAACTGCATCAAAGGATAATCTGCAAATACCCATTGTATCAATAATATTTTTTAAATCATAAATAATTTCTTCAGGTATCTCCCCGTTAATAGTCATGTGTAAGTCGTATTTTACATTATGTCCTGCTAACATTTTTAGTTGTTTAGACAATTCTATGACCTGAAGTAACATTTCTTTACTATGTTCAAATGCAAAAACCCTTCCTTTAAAGCCTTCAGTTCGCTTATTTTTTGGTAAAAGCCAACCAAATACCCACATGAAAGGTTTATCCTTTTTAATATGCAATCCTGTTGTTTCAGAGTCAAATACCCCTAACTTCGGGGTATCCTCTCTAAAATATGTAAGAATCTCATTAAAATCATTTATCCAATACTTTTTATATTTCTTTGTTACTTCTGTTTCAAGGGAAGGATGTAATATCAATTCCTTACCTCCTTTATTTAATTATTTAGTTTTATACTTACAGTGTAAACGATGGTTGCATAAATGACAAGCAAAAAAGTCATTCTTATCTACATCAAGACAGCGTGGACGGAAATCTTCTTCATTCTGGTAATTTTTAGACATTCCTATTGTTTCTAAAACAAACTGTTTTGTTCTCTCTAATTCATTTAGATCAAATTTATAGGCATATTCTTTTTGTCCTGACTCTCGAAAATAATAGTATACAAGATAGTCTGGGTACTTCCCATATTTCTCTTTAACTCCTATACTATAAAGATAAAGCTGCATGATATTATTCTGCAACTTACTCCCTGTATATGGTTTACTTGATTTAAAGTCTGTGATAATAAAACCGTATTCATTATGGTTTGCAACCATATCCACATAACCTTTTATTTTATTTCCATCCAAATCAAACTTAACTTCTAATTCATTTTCAAGAACATCATAATCTTTAAATCTATCAGCAAAAGTAATATTTTCAAACGGATTAGTTTCAATACAAAAGAAATCATTGATACTGTTATAGTAACTATTTTTCATTTTCGGAAAAGGTACTCGGAATTCAAAATTATTCATACCTTTTTCTAATTCTTCCGGCATATCCCATTCAAATATTTCACCTTTATGATATCTTTCAATTAGGCTATGAGCTAATGTACCATACTCAGCAAAGAAGTTACCTACTCCTCTATTACCTTCTTTATATGTAAGATACCAGTTATACCCACAACCCTCACCTGTGTCTATTCCACCTCTAAGTGCATTTAATCTACTCCAGCTCCAAACTGTTTCATTACTCAAATTAACATCTCCTTAATTTATCTTGTATTGGTAATTGCTATATAATGTGATCCAAACATCCTTACCTTTATCACAAGGAGAATCTTTATCGGCTAATAAATCATCTTTGTCATATATCGAATAGCGTAAACGGCCTTTTAACTTATGTATTTCGTTATAAATGAATTGAGCATCTTTATCTTTATCCCAAACAAATATGTACTTAATATCAATGCCCAAACTTTTAAGTATCTTAATTTGCTCATCAGATAAGGAGTCTCCTTCAATACTTATTGCATTTTTAAAGCCCCATTGATGAAGATACATAACTGTTTTCGCACCTTCCACAATAATTACTTCTTTTTGTGAAAGTATATAAGGCAATGCTCTATGGAAATTAAAAAATTCAATTGACTTGTTACAGGGTATTAAGTACAAATATTTGTACCTATCTTTAATTTCATTGTCGTTTCCTATATATCGTGCCTTTACCCCAATTGCTTCTCCATATTTATTGTGTACTGGAAAGGTTATTCTTTCGGTTTTTACATCAATTCCTACTTGGAAAAACCTTTGTGTTCTAACACTTAACCCTTCGTCTAACCAATTTTTATAAGGAATTACTCCAAATCTATCTAATTCATTTGGAGAAATCACTTTATTTTCAGTAACAGTTTTCTTTTTACAACAAAGGTTACTTAGCCATTTATTGTATTTTGGTTTTTCTTCAACTTTATTGGATGTCTCTTTATAAAAATCATCTATGTATTCATGATAATCTAACTTCTGACATAACCAAAACTTACTTTTCGTTAATGTATCTTTTCTCTTTTCCTCAGTATCAGATTCATATAATATGTAACTGATTATGTCAAAGATGCTACCATTAATGCCTTTTGAACGTATATTACTGATTAATGATTCCGTATTTTTTATCTGAACTGATCTTGGATTATCGCCATCAGGTAATCCGGCAACATATAATTTTCCGCCTTGTTCAGTACTAATCCCCCAACAATCTAATAATTCAAGGACTAATTCAATTTTTTCTTCATCATATATTCGCTTTTTTATCTCTTGTAATTCTGACAAGTGTATTCACCTACAATTACATGCCTCCGTATCGTGGAACCTTTACATAAGCAACTTCTTTGAAAGAGTTAATATCATAATTTACTTCGAAAATAATTTGTTCATCTTCGCTACCGAACCTGTTTTTAGCAAGAAACAACACAAGATAATTTTTTTTTGGATCTAATTTATATTCTTCTGAGTACCATTCTCCTGTAAATTCGTCCTTTTTATAATTGTAAGGTTTAAGTAAAAACTTTCCTTTTTCTTCTTGATATTCATCAGCAAATAGTAATCGCCCCATCATTACAACTGCAGCAACTTCGTTTATCTCCATTGATTTACCAGTACACTCTAAATCTAAATATCGTGCTTCTTTACCTAACTTTAGCTGTACTGTTGCCAAGGTTCCCACGTTATAGTTATCCTCTTTAATCAAATCATGTAATTCTTGTGCAGAGTTAGAGAAAGATTCCCATCTTGCTAGATCTGTTTGGGAACGATCAGGCTTAAACGTATCAATAATGAGCTTCGAATACCCCTTTGGTCTGTATAATTCTACACGGTTTAGAATATCATCTACTCTATATCGTTTTAACTCTAATGTTTTGATTAAACCTTGACCATGATCAGTAGCCCATTTCTTTGCTGCATTTAATTTATCTAACATGTCTTGTTTAAAGTTACCTTCATACATCTTTTCACGATTAATCGGTTTCTTTAATATTTTTGAACTGATTGTAGCAAGAAGTAAAGACCTCCACTTTTTCACACTTTCCTCATTTATTGCCAAAATTGCTTTTTCCTGATTTTCAAATAGACCTAGAACAAACTTTTCCATAGCAATTGATGATTTACCTACACCAGAAGATAATACAAGATAATATAAGGAACCGTTTTTCCAACCTTTGATTTTACGGTTAAGTCTAGGAGCATCATGTAAAGGTGATCCCATGGATTCTCCGGAATTTAGTTCTTCAATAGTTTCATCTAAATCATCAACTAAATCATGTTCAATAACATCACCAGAATTAATATGCGCAAATGCTTCTTTTTGCTTTACTGTTATGTACAATTCAACTTGTTTAAGTGTCATTTTCAACAATTTTGCAACTAAATCAGAATCTTCAACGTTAATTAATGATTCTTTTTGGAGTTTTCTAAGACTCTCATACTTTTGTACTTCACTAAAATGATACTCGTCATTCTGTGTATCTGTTTTACATGCATCCATTAATTCTGAAATGGTTTCATATCCACCAAAATCATTATAAGCATCAATATAACTTTTTTTATTTTTTTCTTTTGGCCTTGAAACTAGGAAGGAATACACTGTTTTATCATCGAATTCCCTAATTCCATTTTCAAACATTTGTTTTCCGATGGTAAAATAGAAAAACCAAACTGATTCCGTAAAAGTATCCTGAGTTACCTTATGTGTCCTATATTTTTGAAATAAGTTAGGGAATGCCCATAAGTAACCAACTAGGAGAGATTCATGTATATATGAGGGTTCAATAAATTCTTTTAGGTATTTCATTTAATCATTCCTTTACAAAAATGAAGATATGTCTAATTCATCTTTTTTCGATATTCTTCTAACCTCAATTTCAACCGTTTCTTTGTTTATTTCAGGTTGAATATTTATTTGTTTATTTGCTTTTTCCACCTCATTTAAGGTATTAAGATTCTTTACCATCGTTCCGAACACATAAGAAAATTCATTCCATTTTGCTTGAAACTGCATTGACCTTAAAATGTAATCAATTTTCTCACCTAAATATTTGTAAGTGTCAAGCATAGATGAATATGATACTCCTTGTTTGTATTTTTTGATTTTCTTTCCATTGACTTTGATTGATCCGTTACGTAAATCTTGAATTTTCTCTATCATTCTTCCGTCTAATACAGCAAGCGAATGAACTTCTTTTATATACTTATATAATTCGTCAAATTCCTTTAAATCCTGTTTCTTAACTTCCTGTTCCTGTAAGAATTCATTATAGCAATCATGGTGAAAGTATCTTCGAATCTTTTTTTCTGTTCCATTTTTATTAAGTTTTCCAGTACCTTTTTCAAGGCATAGCATTGATTCTTTTTCACCATTTTCTTTACATTTACAGCATTTCATAGAATCACCCTTTATAAAAATAGGGTAGAAGAATCTCCTACCCTATCAATTTGTCATTATCCCTCAACAATTTCATTGACAATATCTAATGCAATTTTTAAATTTTTAATATTTCCAGATTCTTGTTTGTAGTTATTCACACCAAATTTTTCTTTAAATTTACCTGCTGCTAAAGTTTTTTGTTCCTTAGTCATTTTAGCAATTACATCGTCGATTTGTGATAGGATTTCAGTTGGATCACTTTCTAACTTGTTAGCAAGTTCTGTAGCCTTTTCTTTACGTTCTTTTTCTTCATCTTTCTTAATTTCATCTACAGATTTATTAGTTTTCTTTAATTGACCATTTACAGCATCTTCAAATACTTTTAAGAAGTTTTCTGCACTATAATCTACTTTTTCAGGTAATTCAGTATATCGTCCTCCAGCAATCTCAATATACTCAGATGGACGGAAATACATCATAGTTTTGGTTTCATGGAAATTAGTTGCTTTTTCTTTACCTTTTTTATCTTTAATATTCTCATCAAGTTCCATACCACTTTTATCAAGAACAGTAGTTTCATTATATAGGCAGCAGATAAGGCTTGCTTGAGATTCAAATACTTTTTTCCCTGTGCCATTCATCATTAATTGTACTGAGTTATACTTTAATCCGTTATGTAAAGTAGTTTCTTTCTCTTTAGTCCATCCAATATAGAATAATCCATATCCGGCTTGTTTTAGAGTATCGAAAGGTTTTTTAAGTTCTTCATACAGGGCAGTCCATCCATTTTCCTTTGTATTGTCAGAAATAGCTTGTAAAGACTCAAAAGTTCTACTGTATTTTTTATAACGATCATTTAATACCCAAGCTGTACATGCATCAATTGCTCTGTCAACTGTATCAACACCAATTAATTTTACAATTCGACCATTTTTAGCTTCTTGAACTAGTTCAGGAACAACCACTTTCTTAAAGAACTCCCAAACTTTCCACAAATCTTTGTCTGTTCCTTCCTCATGAAGAGGGACAATATTGTCCATCTCCCATGTTTCATAACCGTCTTCGAATGCTAGCAATAAAGCTTCATCTGGAGTAGCGTAATGTTGCTCCGTTACCTCTTTCCATAAGCGAGTTTTACCTGTCTTAAAACCACCTGCAACTAGAGTAATAATACTTTGTAATTCAACCTTCGGTACATTCTTTTTAACTTTCTGACGAAACCCTGCCATCTAATACAACATCTCCTCTAATTTTTATTTCATTTACTTATTTATATTTAAAACGGAAGATCGTCATCTTGAATATCTACTTGAGCAAACGGATCATCATTTTTTTGTTCGACTGAAATTTCTTCTTCAGTTAAAAGTTCTTTTTTGTAAGTTCCTCCTAAGTATTTAAGGATTTCTAAACCTTTTCTTGTTCCTGTAGAAACTTGTTCATAGGAAGTGGTTTTCTCTTCAATATCAGCAAAAGGATTATCCTCTTCTTGTTCTTTAACTTCTACCATTGCAAATTCTGCTCGATTATTATCAACGCCTTCCACAATTAAGAAGTCAAGTCGATTTAATCTTGCAAAAGCGTCTGCGAAAGGTTTCTTTTCACCTTCTGGCTCTTTATAATAAACTGTTAATTCAACATCTTTAGGTACGCTGCGTTCTTTACCATATGCTAAATAAACTGCATTTACTTTAGTATTTTTTGTTTCCTCGTCTTGGTATGTACTCTTAATACCGATTTGCATTTCAAATGTATTTACTTCAAAGAATTCAGGTGATTTAAAATTACGTACATAAGGTTTATAGACTTTCTTTCCGTCCTCACCAATTAATTGAATATCATTAGTAATATTATTTCTAACTGTAATTCGTCCATTTTCAATAACATCTTCATTGTACTCAACTACTGTACGTTTTCCTTCTGTATCTCCGTCAACTTTACAAATATATAATTTTCCACCTTCAGGATTTAACCATCCTACTTTGATACTTACTGTTCCAGTATCATCTGCTTTACCCATCCCAAGATAATTTCCATCTTCAGCAGCATCATAGGCTCTGAAAGTATCATCTTTCTTTAATCCAGTAACAACTACTTCTCCATTTTTTAAAGGATAAACTTGATCGATAATACGTTTTACTGATTTAAACTCTTCACCATCATCATTAGTAAAGGTATCAAATTCGTAATGACCTCTTACATCTACCCACATACCTACACTGATTAGATTTCCAATACTTTCTGTTTTATCCCATTCTTGTTGAATGTAGTGGTAAGTATCATCTGGATATGCTTCTTTATTTAAACGATCATCCCAAGCAACTGAAGCAGACTTTTTATGTTTTGAACTGTAAACATAAGCTAAATCTTTTTCCATACCTGCTAACTCGACTTTTAGTTCATTTTTAAATGCTGTTTCAATATTAAATTGCAATACTTTCCTTGCTTTTTTAGTTTGTGTTTCAGTGATTTGATAAAAAGGAACATCAAACCAGTTATCGCTGTCCTGATCTTTCTTTCTAACAGGTTTCACTTGACCTACGAAACGAAACTCATTACGAAATTCTTTACCTTCATGTTTTTTGTTTAATTTGATTGTTGTTCTGTTTTTTAATGCCATTTATAAATTCCTCCTGAGATATGTATTAATTTATTTTTATATTAATCTATAATTCCTAATTCCTTAGATAGCTCATTACGTTTTGTTTCATCTACTTCCCATTCTGCAATTGCGTTAACACCTTTATTATTCCAAATATGTATTACTTTGTCTCTTCTAGTAATAATTAAGAGATTTCCATATCGCCAAGCACGATTTCCTATCTGTTTTTCATAATCACTTCTGACTGGAACTTCTGTAGCCACCATAACATCCCTAGTGATCTTCTTTTCTGCCATTTCTTTCGTGATGTCCTGATTTCCTTTGACAAATCGCTTGTATTGATCATAAACTTTATCGGTCAACTTGAGTAATTCCAACTTCATCACTTCCTTTCATTCTATTATATGGTACTCTCTAACTATATCAAATTAATTGTTTTTATGCAATACTTTTTATCAAATTAATTTTATTTATTTTTAATCTGTTTCTTCTACTTCATAATTTAACAAAGCGTTAAAAATAACAGAAGGTATTTTTTCTTTATATTCAAATGCGATTCTTTTAATTAAATTTTCTTTAAATTCCTTATATGCTAAGAAAGCTTCTTTTGAGGTATTAAAATGTCCAATTCCTATAGCTTTCTTTTTTCCATTATTGCACTTAGCCTTGAATTTACTATTTTTCTTTTCATAAGATACACCAATTGGCAAATTTCCTCTTCTAGCGTTATTTTTTACAAATAATCCGTTAATACTATGTGGTACAAATGCGCACGTGTCCGGAGAATAGATTTTATTACCTTTAACCAATATATCCTTATCAAGATCCATTCTTTCCCCAGTAACTTCATAGTAATTCTTGTCATACCATGCTGCGAAGTTTTGGAAATTTAACCATTCATCACAGACTGAGCAATCTTTATATGTAGGAAGTCTTTTATGCATATTACTATCGTAGCAACGTTGTAGCATTTTACTCCAACTTAAATAATGAGGTGTGTATTCTCCATTTTTAGTTACTTTATAATCACCATTACCTATAAAACCTATTTTAAACACAGTTTTATCAAAAACACTTCTTGCAGTTCCATTTGAAAAACTTAACCAAGTTGTATGTAATTTTTCACCTGTATCATTAAATTTCACTAATATATCTAATGCATTATTGTATAATTCTACCGTCATTTTTGATCCATATTTATTTATGTTCACTGCTCCAAGACGGTTTAATTCTTTATTCCTACCCAAAAAATAACACCTCCTTTTATTGATTTATTTAAATTAAAACAAAATTGCTCCATCAACTTCTAACACTGTACCACTTACGTATTTTGACATATCAGAAGCAAGATACAAATATGCATTTGCAATATCTTCTGGTTCACCTAATCGTTGTAAAGAAATCTTTTCTTCCATCATTTTAATTACTTTTTCAGGCATCTTTTTAACCATTGGTGTAGCGATAAATCCCGGTGCGACTGCATTCACATTAATACCTTTTCGTCCTAATTCTTTAGCTAAACTCTTAGTTATACCAATTAAACCAGCTTTGGTTGCAGAATAGTTCGTTTGAGCAAAATTACCAGAAGTTCCTACAACAGAGGAAGTATTAATAATTCTTCCATACCCTTGCTCAATCATATGAGGAACAGTTGCTTTTATACAATTAAATACTCCAGTCAAGTTGGTATCAATCACTTCATCCCATTGTTCATAGGTCATTTTAGCGATAGTAGCATCTCTTGTTATGCCTGCATTGGCTATTAGGATGTCAATTTTACCAAACATATGAATTGCATCCCAAACCATACCGTCAACTGATTTACGGTCAGCAACATTAACATATGATGCAATTGCTTTGTAATCACGTTGCCATAACTCTGAATCATTATTTTGCATAGGTGGAACTGGATCACTATACATTTCATTAATTTCATCAGCTACTCGTTTCGCTGCTTCCCAATTATTGTCGGCTACAACAACTCTAGATCCTTCTTTAGCAAGCAATTTAGCACTCGCTTCCCCAATTCCTGATCCTCCACCAGTTACGATTGCTACACGATTTTCTAATAACATAATTAATCCTCTCCTTATTTATTAATATATTTTTAACATAGAGGATAATCTAAGATGTAAATAAAAGGTACATTTTAATATAAAATAGTTTGTGAATTTTTAAAATAAACCCTGATATATCAATGTTTTTAGGCTATGCATTTTCACAAACTTTTTGATTTAAGACATATTTTGGTCGAGATGCGTATTACTTCAATTCTTCATAATCAAATTCAAACCTTATTCCCATTTCAATAGCTTTATTTTTACAAGACTCACAAACCATTTTCCGAAAGACTTTATCATAAAAATAAAGATTAGATTCTTCACCACAATTTTTACACATGCTTTAACCTCCTATGACATCTTTTCATTCTAAGATTCATAAACAAATTTGAATGTATCGACTGAATTATCTATTGTTGTTGGAATTTTCGTCAATGTCTCGATTGGATTTTCACCTTCTTTACGTAGAATAAATCTCGCTGCCATTTGTCTTTCTAGCCAATGAGGATTAACCTTGATCTCAATTGGTAACTTCCCTTTTTCTTGAAACGATTGTTTAAGTAATTTTGTAATTCCTGCAAAATCCATATGTAATCCTCCTAATCTATTAATGTACTTGTTTTATGTATGTTAAATTATTAATCATTTCCTGTTTATAATCTTCATCAGCATTCATTAATGTTCCGGCAGCAAAGCCAGTTTCGAAGGCAAGTAACGCCATTGTAATTGTCTGTTCTGTAGCACCACTGGAAATTAATGAATTTATGTAAGCTTCTAAAATTTGTTCTCTATAACTCAATTAAACTCATCTCCTTTAATTGAATGATGGAATTAGACTTGTTACACTCTTCAATATAGTTAATACCGTTACGGTTGTAGTTGTAATAATACTAGCTGGTGTAAAAGCATTTATATGTACTTTTGAATCTTTATGTAGGTCTGGTTGTGGAATATCGTTATGTATATCTTGAAACTGTCCGTTAATTTTAAGTTTTAAGTCACTAACATCTGATTTAATTTGTAAATCCTGTAACTGTATGCTATGTAATTCTTTTTGCATATTATGTATGTCATTACTTTGTTCAACATTTAGTTTTGCTAATGCATCTAATGCACTATCGTAATGGTGTAATTGCAGCAACATTAGTAAGATCAGGAGAACAAAGGCCACACGATACAGCCACTTTCTAAACCGACTTTTTGTATTTTGTTGTTGCAAGGATATCACCTCCTTTCATATTTAATATTAATATAATTACATTTAACTGTCAATAATTAATTTAAAATAATGTTTTTATTCAAAATTCATTTCAATAATAAAACATTGTAATTCCTTTTCTTGCTCCGTGGTTAATGTTTGCCCATTTTTTAAAGCATTTAATAAACTTTCACTCATATATTTTTCATTTGCAAATAAAGAAAAATCTTGAACATAATC